ATATCTTCATCTTCTTCCTCTTCTACCAAGTACTCCGTATACTTGCGAGGGCCTCTACGAACATCTTGTCCATACTTGCATTTGCTCAAATCCATAATATTTCGAGCCATCAAATTCTCCCAAGTAGGGAAAGTGCAGAGGATTTCTTTTGTTGTTATTCCTAATCGACGCATAAGTTTATTTATTCCTACTCGTTTAGCGGGATCTTCCAAATATTCCTGGAGTTGTTTCTCTAAATTAGGCACACCATAATACGCTATTATCTGGTTGCGTATGCCCAAGATCGCATCATAAGCAACCTTATTGTTCATGGCATCATACGCCTGTCCAGTACAAGACAGATATAAATCCAGGATATCCACGTCGACATTCAAGTCCGCATAAAATTCCTTTAAACCTAAAGAAATCATTATTTGTTTAGTTGGCTTAAATGGAAGAACAGGAGGATATTTTGGATCCGTATTAGCTATGAAACATCTTTTCAAAAAAACAATTCCTTGTTCTTTAATTTCGCAAGTTACTGGATCTATCACAGTCAGGAAAGGCCTAACTGCTCCTTCACGCAATTGCATCAAAAAATGCGACTTCAAATATTGAGCGAAAGAGATTATATTTATATGGGAACCCATAACGGTGGGGTACCACCATATATGGTCATCCCCATATACTACTATAGCTATTAAGGCCAGTATAATTGCATTCATAACTATTGGGGCTAAATGAGGATTGAGACGTCGAATATAGGCCAAATACATATTAAATAAAAAGACCATGGCAAAACAATCTATAGCCGAGGTATGTAAGTCACCGGAGTAAACCTTACCACTCTCTATTCGCCAAAAATCTCCAAGATGAAGAACCATTTTATGGACGCAGTGATATGAATAATGTCTAAAGAGCTTGCGAATAAGGTCCTTAACCTCCTTGGATACATCGGTACGATTATACATAATATAAGCTAAAACACAATATAAATATATAATAGTGGCCTGTATATTTTTATCTAGCTTATAAATATCGCCTTGACAAAACGAACGGTTAGGATCATCATACCCACATGATTTCGCAAACATATACGCTCCTCCATGATTAAAATTAAATCCAACTTTAGCCGCACTACCATACAGTATATGTTTCATGTGTCCCATAGCCAAGGCACCTGCAAAACCATGGAACATAGATGGTATAAAGAACTCGCGCATACCGTCCATTAATTTTCGCATAGTCTCTGTTATTGCTAACTCTAAAAGCTTCTTAAATTCCGCTTTTTGTCGTATGACTTCTAAGTCACAATATGGAAATATTTGCGAAAGGGTGAGCCCTATGAACCATCGGTGGAAAGCACGCATATTAGCTTCAAACATCAGTGCTTTCATACCGGAATTATGTACTTGATAGTTAACTCCCTGATGTTCAAAGGAGCCACTTACCATAGAGCTAATTCCTCCCCCTGTTGTAAGTTTAAAAACGTGTGGATAAAACTTCTTTGGCTCATACTTAAATATAACCGTATTGATAAACTGACGAACGCCTAGCATATCTATAGTCGTCTGAAACGCTTCCCTATAGTCTACTCTTATATTAGCTAGACGAGCACCATGATAATCGGTATCTGTATCATACTCTCCTAGTAATTTAATTTTCTTATACATGGTCATGTTATTAGTGGCAAAAACACATCGATGAAATGTTTCGCCAGGATAATTTCCATCAAAATCCATAGCTGATGAAAATTTTTCATATATAATAGAGTGCCAAGAAAGTACATTATATGCACGATGTGCTAGAGTTCCAGGTCGAACTTCCCGGATTCCTGTCATTTTATATATATATTTTCTTGACGCTTGTCGAATTATTTCTTCAAACATCGGAGAAGGATAAACATTTGTTTCCCTAAAAGGATTTTTATGAGAGGTAGGAGGTCGCACCAATATCTGAGAAGAATTAGATAACAATCGCACATAATATTTAAAATACGCATCGGCACAAAAAAACGTTCTTTTCTGAACGTTACGGCCAGCCATGACATATTTACCTACTAACTCTGCATAAACGGAAAACATCATCTCTTCCTTATTTCTAAAATGAACAGGACATCTAACACATGGTTCTACTATATCTTTAACATGGTAAACCTCATAGGCATGAGGTTCGCGATGTTCTTCGCAATTAACTTTTCTAAATTTCATTCTATGTTTCTTTGCTCTATAAAAAAGAAAGCTTAATAAACTACAATGATAAGTATTCTTATACACGAATAAATGATCTAAAGATAATAACTCAAAGCGTATTATGGAAGTAATATTGATAAGTATGAGTTAGACACACGTG